TTGAAAAAGTACGGCTAATTTATTTATGGCCCCCTTACGTCTGCGAGGGGGCTTTTTCTTATGGCATTTACTGAAGATTTAGATATTTTCTTTGAGGATTTCCAAGATACTGTCGTTTATTCAAGTACGACATACAAGGGGATTCTTGAACAGCCCGATGAGATAGTCGCTGATGGAGTGGTAATGACCACCGACTATCAACTAATTGCAAAGACAACTGATCTGGGCGCAGTTGCTTTTGATGCAAGTCTTACCGTAAACGGAGCAGCTTATACAGTTAGAAGCGTTAGAAAGATAGATGACGGTGCTTTGTGCATCTTGTCTCTCACCAAAACATAGAGGTGACTAATGGCAAGTAAAAGAGAACAAATTTTAGCTGCATTAAAAACGCAATTAGCTGGTACTACTGGGGCTGGAAGTCGCATATATAGAACCAGAGTGACTCCTACAGCTAGGAATGAGTCACCAGCAATTGTCATTGAGCCAATAAATGATCAGCCAACAGTTCTTTCTTCAACTTATGAAAAGATTGATTGGACTTTAAGAATAAGAGTTGTTGTAATTGTTCGAGGTCAAATCCCTGAAAGTGTTGCTGATGCAACGATTGAAAGTTTACATACAAAGATATTGAATGATCCTACTGTGGGAGGATTGGCTTTAGATATAAGGCCGTCAACTACTACATTTGAGGCAATTGATGCTGATCAGCCTGCTGGAGTCATTTTTTGTGAATACGAAATTGACTACAGAACGGCTTATAACAACTTATCGACATAAAATGTTGATACCTAACAACCCACTTCATTTATTATGAATGGTGAAAATCCAGGAGAAGGCGGTAGCTACCTGCTTGATCCCGAAACAGGTGAACGCACTCTTGTAAAGCGCACCTCTCCACAAACATCATTAGAGGGAACAGCCAATGGCACTTCTGAACAGGAAACGAGTAATTCTTCTGGAACTGGAAAGCAGTTACGGAACAGATCCGACTCCAACGGGAGCAGACGCAATTCTAGTAAGGGATCTGTCGATAACTCCTCAAGCGAGTGATATTGTCTCCAGAGATTTAATTAGACCTTATCTCGGTGCTTCAAGACAGTTACTAGCCAACACAAGAGTTGAATGTACGTTCAGCGTAGAACTTGCAGGATCAACCGCAGCAGGTACGGCTCCTAGAGTGGGCAAGGCACTCAGAGCATGTGGCCTTAGCGAGACAGTCGCTGCTAACACAAGTGTTACTTACGCACCTGTTTCTGCTTCTTTTGAATCAGCAACTATTTACTACAACGTAGATGGTGTCTTACATAAGACAACAGGCTGTCGAGGCACATTTAGCATCTCAGCTTCTGTTGGAGAAATTCCTACAATCGACTTCTCTTTCCAAGGCATATATGTGGCTCCTGCCAACGCTGCACTACCTTCTGTTACTTATGGAGCGCAAGCAACACCATTAGTATTCAAGAACGGCAATACTGCTGGATTTGAGTTGTTGTCTTACGCTGGTGCGTTACAAAGTTTTTCTTTTGATGCTGGAGTAGAAACTCAGTATATGGAACTTGTTGGAGGAACCAAAGAGGTACATTTGATAGATAGACAAACAACAGGTAGCGTCACTATCGAAGCACCATTGCCAGGTACTAAAGATTATTTTGCTGCTGCTTTGTCAGATCAAAGTTTAGGTAACTTGCAATTCACTCACGGTGACACAGCAGGAAACATCGTTAAGTTCACTTCCACCAAAGTTGATATTGGTGATGTGAGCTATTCCGAGTTGAATGGCATCGTAATGGCTGATATTCCATTTACTGCATGTCCAACAACTTCTGGAAATGATGAATTTGAGCTTCAATACAAGTAAATCAGCGTTGATTTGATTAAAAGGGGGCTTACGCCCTCTTTTTTTATGGTTAAAGTGGCAAGGTATCTCTATTTCTTATCAAATGAGTTTTATCAAGAAGAAAGTATCTGCTTATCCTTGGCCTGTTGAAATCAGAAAACCGTCAGAAGAAGTTATTGGTGAATTTGAAACTCATAAATTTACAATTCGATTTAAGCGATTAGCTAAAAAAGAGTTAAATGATTTTCAAGATAAAGAAGATTATGAAGCCTTAAAAACAATTATTACTGGCTGGTCAGATATTAAAGACGAAGAAGACAAAGAAATTCTTTTTACTCAAAAAAATTTAAAAGATTTTTCAGAAGATGTTGATTTTGTTCAAGGAGTAGTGAAAGCATTTCAAACTTTCTATGCAACGGCTGACGAAAAAAACTAACTGATGCTGCTCTTTATTGGGTTTCGGGTGGCAGTAAATCAGATGAACAGGTAGATGAAGATGCCAAAATATTTGGCATAAAACTACCTGAGAAGCCTAAAGAAGAAGAGAAAGGATGTGTTGTGTGGGAACAGAATTGGGAGACAGTATTAATGTTTTTAAGGATGCAAACTCAATGGAATGTTTCCATGAGTGGTTTTGTTGGTTTGAAATATGAAGTTTTATTAGGTGCAGGAGGTTTGTTTGACCTATACAATGTAAGCAATCGTGTTGTAATGCTTGAAGACCTAAAGGTTATGGAAGCAGCAGCATTAAAAGAAATCAACAAGGACTCTAAGTAATGGCTGGACAAGTTGGAAAACTTACGCTTGACCTAGACATTGCTGGATTTGAATCGGTTCAGGAATTAGGGAAAGGTCTTAAACAGATTGCAAAATTAGCAGAAAGAACTGATAAAGAATTTTTAAAAGCAAGAAAAACTGTAAACGATTTTGCTGCATCTAATAGAACAAGTGTAACTGCAATTAGAGGTCAGATAGTTGCATTAGATAAGTTAAAACAATCGGCAATAATTGGAGGAAAAGCATATAAAGCGTTATCAAAAGATATTGTTACTTTAAACACTCAATTATTAACTTTAAGTAATACAGAAAAGATAGCTCAACAAGCTGCGGCTTCTAGTGCTTTGGTCGAGAGAGATGCAGCAGGCTTTAGAATGGATGATAAAAGATTTAACAGGGATAAAACTCAATTATTAAGTATAAAAGAGTTAATGGGACAAGGAGCGCATGGGGGTACTTTTGTCAGAAAACAAGAGGTTTTAGATCAAAGAATGGCTTCTTTTGCGGAAGCAATGAAATCAATGGGAGTTAGTAGTGATAACTACAAAGCAGCATTAGACAAATTAACTACAACAACAAGAGGCTTTAACGAAGCTCAGATTCAATCAACAAACATTGTAAGAAATCAACAGGCAATGTCTCAAGTAGGAAGTGATATTGCTAAAAGAAGAGTTGCTGGACAGTCGCCATATTCAATAACCAGAGATTCACCTTCCCCAATGTCGATGCAAGGGCCGTGGGATGTTGGTCAACATAAGCGTGATTATGCAAGCAAAGGTTATTGGGAAAAATTCTTTAAAAACTTTGCTCATTCTTATTTAGGTTATACAAGTGAAGATTTAGGAAAGGCTTTACAGGATGTAGTCATCCCACCAGCTTTACCTGGAGCTAGATCAGGCATAAACGCAGGTCAGTTAGCAGGTGCGCCATTTACTGACGATCCGTTTAGAAACATATTGCAAACAACTGCTAGTTATAGAAGTGAGATAGCAAAACTAGACGATCAGTTAGAGAATTTAACTCATGGCAGCGAACAATATCAGACTGTTGAAAAACAAAAATTAAAGCTTGAGAAAGAATTAGCAGCAGCCACTAAAGAAACTATAAACGCTGAAAGAAAAGGGTTTAGGACAGATAGAAGGACAAGAGGAAGAGGACAAGTTTATAGAGATCCTTCAACTGGAGCAATGATTGGAGGAGGACAAAGTTTTGCGTTGCCATCAGGAGTAGAAAGTGGTGCGATGCAGACGGTTCAAAGTTTGAAAGACTTTGTAGCAGAACAAGAGAAATTAAATGTTACTGGCAAATCAAATATCAATACACTTACAAAAACAAGAGCAAAATTTGAAGAAATAAGAAATACTTTAGATCCGACTAGCAAACAATTTAGGCAAGTTACAAAAGCAATTGCTGCTACAGACAAAGCTCTTCTTCGATTAAGTAATAACAAATTCAGCGGTCAAAATTTAAGACGAACAGGACAGTCAATATTAGGTGCTGGATTTGTCGGTGGCCCTGCTGGTTTCTTAGGTGCTGGTGTTGGTGCTGGTATTGAAGCGTTACGGCCTGGTGGTGATATGGCAGGCGGTGCAATTACTGGTGGTCTTGTCGCTAGTCAAGTGCTGACACCAGTTTCTCAAGCAATTGGCGGCTCTACTACTTATGCGTCAGATATTGAGAAAGCAAATATTGCATTAAGGGGGATAACTAAAACACAAGAAAATTACGAGATCGCTTTAGCAGCAGCGGAAAAAGCAACAAATGATTATAACGTACCGCAAGAAGTAGCAATACGAGGAATGACAAGATTAAGTGCTGCTGTTCTAGGTGCTGGTGGAAATATTCATAACGCTACCGAAGCATTTCTAAATACAACAGTTGCAATTAAAGGTACTGCTGGTAGTGCAGATGATGTTAAGTCAGCAATAACAGCAATGGTGCAAATCTTCAGTAAAGGCAAGGTGTCTGCGGAAGAATTAAGTGGGCAATTGGGTGAAAGATTTCCAGCGGCAGTAACAAAGTTTGCTAAAGCAAATAATATTTCTACGCAAGAATTACAGAAAAATCTTAAAGATGGAACTGTAGGATTAGACATGTTAAGTAAGTTTATTACAAGTTTAGGTACAGAATATGCACCATTGGCTTTAGAGATTGCAAAGTCAAATGAAGAGGCAGGTGCAAGAGCGCAAATTGCAATGAATAAGATGAAGATTGCAGTTGGTGGTTCGTTAAAAGATGTTGGAGCGCAATTCCAAATTATTGGTGCAGAACTACTTACTTCATTAGTTCCAGCACTTACGTTCGTTGGTGAAATTGCAGCAAAAGTTTTCGGAGCTTTAGCTGGAACAGTTAAATTTGTTATTGATAATTTCCATGAGTTTGCATCGGTTACAGCAGTAGTTGGAGGTGCAATGGCAGCAGCAGCTATTTCAGCAATGAAGTTCAAGATTGCTTTAGTTGCATGGGATTTAAAGTTAGTAATCGCACAGATTGTTAAATTTATAATTGGCTTGAAAGCGTTAACTATTGCTCAGATCAAAGCAAATATTGCTGCATACGCTAATCCTTATGTTGCTTTAGCTGCTGGCCTTACTGCTGCTGCAATTGCTGCTCATAGGTTCGCTACAGCAAACGACAGATTAAAAGCAAAACTTGCAGACGGTTCAGCTACTGAAGAAGACGTAAATAAAATATTTAAGAGGAGATTAGATATTCAAAAGAAAATTACAGAACTGGAAGGTAATGATGATAGACGAGGCAAGGATACAAGGGCAGCAAAAATTGCAAAATTAAAAGAAGAATATGCTGCATTAACTGAAGCTATTGAAGACTATAGAAAATCTCAAAATGGAAGTACGGAAGATTTAGCAAAACTAAAGAAGGAATTTGAGGCTTTACTTGGGGGTGGTGACGGAGGAGATTCACCATTCGCTAAATTTGCAGAAGAATTAGAGAATTTTGATGACGCACTTCAACAGGTAGGAGTAAATGGATTTAAAAAATTAGAAGATGCTTTGGTGCAATTTGCTGAGACAGGAAAACTTGCGTTTAAAGATTTAGTTTCAAGTATTATTTCTGATCTAACTCGTTTAATGATTAGACAAAATATAACTAGACCTTTGTTTAGTATGTTTACAAGTCTATTTAATCCTGCTGGCTCTATTGGTAGTCAGGTGGGCGATAATTTGGCAGGTCATTTGGGAGATATGAAATTAGTTAAGAGTGCAAAAGGTAATACATTCGCAAGCAATGGAATCGTGCCTTATGCCAAAGGTGGTGTTATTCGTAAGCCAACGGTTTCGCTCATGGGAGAGCAAGGTGCGGAAGCAATATTACCGCTGCAAAGAGGAAGAGGTGGAAGACTTGGGGTTGCAATGCAAGGCGGTGGTGGTGGCACAACCAATGTGAATTACACAGGCCCAACATTAAACTTTAATGGTGATGAATATCTTCCTAAGTCTGCTGTGGGTGACATTATTAGTGCTGCTGCTGCTAGAGGAGAGTCGAAAACTATTTCTTCACTTAAAAACTCAAGAGGACGTAGAGCGTCACTAGGATTATGAGCCTTGTTGCAATAACAAACTTCCTAACAATTAGGACAGTTACTGGTGACATTCAAAACAGATTCCAAAATGGAAAGCAAGACACACCTATTACTGTTGAAGGTCAACCTTTTTTGTTTCTAAGTTTTCTATATCAAGGTGCTGCTCGTAATAGATCAGGTGACAATATGGAGTCTTCTCTTATTCTTGCCAATAATGCAATGGGAATGAATCATGCAAGAGAAGCTGTAGATAATAAATATCACATAGATGTAGATACTTTTTTGATGAATACAGATTTTACTCCTAATAAATTATTAACAAGAGAGACATGGCTTGCAGCTTCTATGGCATACGACCCTATGACTGTGGAAGTATTGCTTAGTAGTGCAATTGATGCAGTTGGAGCTAACGCACCTAATAGGGTTTTGACTACAGCAATGGTTGGTCATTTACCTATTACTGGTTCGATACAAAGCAGGTGAGGCCAGATGAATTAATTGGTCTTCCATATCGTTTAGGGGCTGATCCTGTAAAACATGGTGCTGGAGATTGTTTGAGTTTATGCCGTGTTGTCTTAGCGCATTATGGTTTTACAGTCCCAGAAGGTAAGCGAGATTGGTACAGAAGACTAAGAAAAAAAGATTATAGTGTGTTTTTTGAGGAATTAAATAGGTGGGGAGTTGATTCACCACCTAAACTAGGAACAATTGGTCTTTGCAAAACAGAAAATGGTTTGGCAATGGCTTCTTTCTATGAGGCAGGATGGCTGAGTTACCAAAAAAGGTTAGAAGAGTCGGTGGTTCTTTGGAGTCCATTAGACAGCCTTTTGGTCAAAGGTTGTTACTATCAGCGGAAGTAGATTTATGTAATGTTTTAGGAATAAGTGAAGATGAATATTGGCAATTTGTAGATAAGACTGCTGAATATAACGGACAAAGAAAAGAAGGATATGAGTTGATTCCTGATATTAGAGCAGAATTTTTTAGCACAGTAGCTTTTACTTATGGAACTGGCAAGGCTGCTGTAGCTGTCACTTGGGGGCAAATTGCTCTCCAAGTTGCATTGATGGCAGTTGGATATTTATTAACGCCAAAGCCAAAACCTTTTAAACAAGGCGCAACAATAGCAGGCGCAGATGCTATTGGTAGCAAGCGTTTTGCGCCGCAATTTGCTTTTAATAGTCTTCAAGAACTTGCAACATTAGGCGATACCGTACCATTAGTTTTTGCAAATCAAAATGATATAGGGCCAACTGTCGGAGGTATAAGAGTTAACGGTCAGTTGCTTTGGTCACAATTAAAAAGTTTAGGTCGATTGCAGCAGTTAAAAGCAATAGTAATGTTCTCTTTAGGCAAGATAGATGTCAGACCAGATTTTGCAGGTTACGCAATTGGTGATCTTTTATTATCAACTTACAGTAAATCAAAATTAGATTTATTTTTTAAATCTAGTCCTTTAGGTACATTTAATAGAATTAATAAACATAATTTTCCAGACGGAGATAAATATTCTGATTCAAAAGTTAGCGGAATGGAGTTACCTTTTGATGATGCGTTTGAAGACAGTTGGAAAGTTAACAATCCTCCAACAGGTAATACAACTCTTACTGGAGATGATGAAGTTTATCCTTTTAGTGGTGCAAGAAATCCTACAACACAAGCAATATTTGGTGCATATAGTCCAATGCCAAATTCTAGTGTTGTTCAGCTTCCTTTTGAATTACACGAACCACCAAAAGGAACAAAAGACAATGCAAAAAGAGCAATAGTAGTTAATAAGAAAAAAAATTATACTTGGTGGCCTACACTTGCTGGTTTTACAGGAGGTGATGTTGATGCTGAAGATAACAAAATTACTTATACAATTTTAGAAACCAATCAACCCTATGTGCAAAATCAAGAGTATGGAACATTTCCTCATGGAATAGAAGATGTTGTTTCAATGGTTCGTGCTATTCGTGAACAAACAGATGGATATATTTCTATTGGAGAAACTTTTCTTGCAGGTGATGCTGTTGTTGCGTGTACTGAAATTTTAAATTTTAATGGTCAAGCAACTCCTGGTACTCCTTGGAGAAGTAAAGGGCCAAACCAAGAAGGTATTAGACGAGTTTATACTTTTGAAGTTATAGAAAAAGCTACGCAATCTTATACAGGAACAGCAGGTCGTATGCCGTTTAGAAATCCAAATTTATTT